GAACTCGGTTGTGCCGAGCACGATATTCTCGCCACTCTCGACGAAATACAGCGTGCCGACACCTGCCGGTAGAATCTCGCGGATACGATCAACCTGGGCTTCGAATACGTCGCGACTAAGCAGGGTCACGTCCAGCGTTGAACCATCGCTCAATTCGAGCAGATTGCCATCGTTAAGCTCAAAGCCGTTGACCGTGATCTGGTCGCCCGCGCCTTCAGACCCGATGCGAGCGTAGATTTCAACCTTGGCCGGGTAGATTTCGGTGTACGCAACAATCTCTGCGTCAAACGCTTCGCGCACGAAACGGATAACCGACTCAGGCTCACCGCCCGAGCGATTCAGGATAATGCGAAGCCGGATCGCTGAACGATAAGTCTCATCGCCGCGATCTAATCGTGGCTCGCCGACAATCTCGCCAAGCTCGTCGAGCTGTTGGCCGATGGCATTATCCACAAAGCGCTCACGAAGGAGTTGCTGGGCGGCATCCTCTAGCCCTTGGAAGCGATCAACAAACGCGCCGGTCAGCGCGCGCAGCTTTTTGGCATCGTGGTATTGCGACGTGAATCGATCAATCGCCTGTTCCCGATGATCGTCGATCCGCTCTACAGGCCAGTCAGTCATACCGTCGTCACCTCAATCCGGTCAGCGTCGAACAAGGCCAGCTCATTCGACTCGATGGTGATGTTCTGCTCTGCAAAGTCGCCGGACGCAGGCTCGGTGTTCGGGTCGCTGCTAACAGCCACGGTCACCGTGATTTCCTCAAGGCCATCTACCGCGCGGAACACCGGCCCGTAGAAGCTCTGGTAGATCACATCGTTGCCGAGCGACAGGCTATCGCCCTTCTCCAACACCGCGTCAGCCGCTAGGCTCTCGGCGTTATCCGGGAACGTGCCGATGCCGTTCGGGTCGAGCGTTACCTTGACCCAGATATAACGCTGGATTGGTCGAGTGAACTCGATCACCTGATCAATGCCCTCGCTATCCTGGACGATTAGCGTCTCGGTGCCAGTCGTCTCAATTCCGGCAGGTTTTGCCTCGAAAATAAGGTCGGCAACATCCTGATCGGTTCCGCCAGCGACTACAGCCTCAAAAGAATGCGGAGGGCGGCCATCTGCGTCTGTCGCGTCAGTGCGGTTCTCGATGATGCGGGCGGTCGTTACACCCTGCACCTGCTCTAGCAAACGAGAACGGATCGCGTTGACCGTTGCCGATCCGGTGACCTGCAATGATGCAGCACGGCGAAGGCGTAACTCTGGGTCGGTCTCCACGGGGCGTCCGGTGGTGCCGTCGTCAGCATTGTTAACGCTATCCCATCCGCTGACCGGCGTCTCAATAGTGCTCACCGCGCCTGCGTTGGCAAGAATCGGGCCAGACTCCTGCGCGATCATCTGCCCCTCGCCCTCACCGTTTTCGTCAAGCGTCACGTCCTCGACCAGAAAAAAGATGTCCTCGTTCGGCGTTTTCGCGGCACTGCCCTCGGGGATAGTCGTGCCAGCATCTCCAGTTAGTTGCACGACTACCGTGGTGCGCGTTGCCTCCCGGCGGGTAATGCCGGTCAGCTGCACCACGCCGTCAAGGCTGCGCCCGGCTGCGCTCGCCGGATACTGCGACGCATAGGTGGCCTGTAGCGCCTGCACCAGCAGCGCCTCACGTTCGGCAATGATCGAGATCATCTGCCCGATGGCCGACTCTGACCCAGTATTAACAGGGCCGAGCACATCGCGGACTGCCTCGACAATCTCCGATCGAATCTGCGCGAATGATTGCGCCTCAAATCCCTGCTGCGTTAATTCTGTGCTCACAGCGTCACCTCAATATCCTCAGTGTTTCCATTGGCAAGCGTCGCGCGAAATCGCGCTGACAGCTCACGCCTCACATCGTCATATTCCAAATCCAGGGACTGCACCGACTCAATACCGGGATCGTTCTGGATCAACTGCCGGAGCAAGCTCGACACGACCTCAGGGCGCGGAGTCTGCCCGAGCACCTGCTGGAGATACGGGAATCCGGCGTCGGTATTCAGGAACCACTCACCCCGCCAAAGCCGCAGCTTCTGAACTAGCCTCTGTCGCGTGGCTGCATCGTTTTCGACCGTGGCAAAGTCATTGCCCTCAATCGTGATATCGCCATCTGTTAGCTTGAAATCAATCATCACCCACCTGCAAATACGTCGGCGGAGCCGCTTGCCATTGATCCTGCGTCGGCACTATCGCCAACCCGTCCTACTGCAATGCCCTCGGCGAATACGCTCGATGATCCGGCGTTAAGGTTCGCCACATGAGGCGCACACGGCGGATCGGGCGGGAACGGATGCGATACCGTTGGCGCACCAACCACCGCTACCAAAATGCCGTTGGCGTACACGCTGCCCTGATTCGCGTCAGCCAGAGTCGTGCTCCCGACGCAGCCATGCCCGGTTGATAGCGTGTCACCAATGCGAACAACAGCAGGCATCAGTTCAGGTTCACCGTGCTGCCCTTAATGTTTACGTCGCCGCCTGCTTCAATATCAATCTGACCTGGCGCCGTCATCTTTATGTTCCCCGCGGCCTCTACCTCTACGTCACCGTTGTCGAACATTGTTACAACGCTTCCGCCCGCGGTCATCTCTATGTTCTTGCTGCTTTCAGCCTCAATGTCTCCGTCCGGCTTAATCCTGACTTTGCTTCCCGCGTAGCGAATCAGCACATCGTCATTGTTCTCGCTCGATTCTACCTGACCACCGAAATCTGCAAAGGGCACGAGCCCAGGCACAGCGATAGCATCCGAAAGATCATGCTGACGCCGGTCATCTGGCGTAACTTCGCCGCCCTGTGATAACCAACGGTCAAGGCTCCGATCAGCCATGACGATCATCACCGTATCGCCTTTCTTTACCGGGAACGTCATCTGCGCCCCACCTGACCTTGGCCAGATCAGCGGCACATTGACGACCACCGGCATGCCCTCGACCTCGCCGTCGGCATAGGCCCGGCGGAGCAGCGGCTTGACCTCGACGCGCTGTTCCGTGTGGTCATACTTCTCGACGCGGGCGGGCAGGCAGACGTGCGTGCGAGAGGAAAAATCACGCAGCGCGTTACGAATCGGCTCGCTCAGCTTACGCTTCTGCATACAGCTCCGCCTCCATGATCCAGTCGTTACCGCGCATGTCGCCGGTAAACGTCACGCTGTCGGCTCTGTATCGCCCGCGTGTGACCTGTTCGGACTCCAGCACTACCAAGTCCCCAGGGCGCAGCTTAGGGTTCAACAGAGCGCGCACACGGTAGCCGTCGCCCTTCTGTTTTTCCGTCTGCCCTTCGGTGTCCTCTAGCTTCTCCGGCGAGGCGATCAGCCCGGTGCTCGGCGTCAGTTCAATCAGCGATCCCAAACGCGGCTCCTGCTTGCCGAGCAGTTCTATGCGGCCATCCTGCACTGACCAGATGATGTCGGCCTTCTCGGTGACCTTATCGAGCGCATCGGCGGCCCGGCCCGAGAATGACCAGCCGTTGCGATACAACCCGTCGATCTCTACGCCCTCGCGCGATACCGGCAGGTCGAAGGCATCCAGTACCGCATTGAGTACGGTCTCGACAGGCGTCTCGGCGGCGAAGGAGAGCGACACCCGCGTATCGCGGAAAGCGCGGGCGGCATCTGAGCACTCCAACTCAAGGTAGCTATCAGGCGGCTCTTTCTTGACCACCGCCCGCACGAGATCACCGCTCGCCAGCGCGGTCAGGTTTTCATAGCCTGCGTCAAGCGTCACAAACTTGCCGCTCTGCACTAGCTTGTCGCGCGTATCGGGCGCGACGTTGTAGACCCGGACTAGCATCGTGTTTTCGTCGCGCTTGAGCGTTTTCGTCACGTCAAACGTGATGCGGAACTGCGAACCGAACTCGAAGCCCTCACCGCGCTCATCGCCTACGCGCACCCTGACTAGCCGATCAAACTGGGACATCAGCTTCCTCGAAATACAGCAGCCGCACGCAGTTGGCCTCGGTGAATTGGTCGCGACCAGGGTCTGTGCGCGCCCTTCCTGTCGGGCAGAGCGCGAAAAACTCGCCCGGCGGCAGGCGGTCGTCATAGTCGATGCCACGCAACAGCGGGTAGTTGAGAACCAACCGGATGCCGCGAGCCAACGGGTCGCCTGACCCGCTGCGAATGTCCATGAACCACGAGCTAAATCGCCCGTTGAATCGGAATGCTAACTGGTAGACACGACCCTCAAGCTCGACAACCTGCGAGAATGCAGGAGAGTCAATAAACGCGATCTCGCGGATAGCCATTATTCAGAACCCCCGTCAGTATCAGGCAAACCAGACAGCGATTCCTCGGCGTCGTCAACATTGCCCGCGATCCTATCGAAAATTGATGCGGCTGTGGACTGAGCCTGCTCAGTCTCTCGCGATCCACTTTCAAGTCTAGGCGCAGACTGATTGCCAGTCTCCTGCTCCGGTGTTACCAGATCGGTCGTTTCCTCGGTGTCGGCAGGCAGAATGCCCTCGACCTCCTGCGCGTCCACAATTTTGACCTGCTGCAGCTCGACCGAGAACTCCATTGATTCGGGCCGGTCATACGGCAAGTC